GTAATCGTTTGTGGTCTTTTGAGCTATGCTCATGTTTTGAAAGTTGGGATTGATATCACGTATGATATACTGCTCGGGTCTCTTACCTTCGCTTTCGTTTACAATAACTCTAGATACCTTGACCATGTCTACCCAGTACATTTCAAATGTTTCTGGGTCGCGCACAAATACCTGATCTCCGTACTTGATCACATTACGAAATAACTTGAACATGCGCTGATCAAATTTGTTTAGTTTGGTCCACTGTTGCAGTTGTTTTTTGATAATTTCAACTTCGTGGTCAGTTGGTTTGTCAGTAAAGTTTATGTCAAACGGAGTTTTGTTGTCGTCATTGGCCTGTGTGCTGAACTCTGCAATAATATCCAAGCAGGCATTTACTTCACTATCACAGTCCATGTTTTCATACTGATTATAACGTTCTACACGATTAGGATGACCTGAATAAACTTCAGGAAGTCGGCTGGCATAGTTGCGATAGGCAAAGTCATTACCGGTGCTGGGATTGCTATAATCCGCACCTTGTTGTTTGCCGTAGCCCGGAAGCCCAAATTGATTTGATCCAGAAATTGGGCTTAGTTGGCCGCCAGTGTTGGCAACTCTGAAATACTTCTTCCATCCACGTCCTTGACCGCCGTTGTTGTTTTCTGCCATAGTCTAGTATTTATGGCGTTATCTGCTCTGTTGCAATATCTTTGTGCTGACATTGACTTGATTTTGCATGACTCGCACCAGTTCATCTAGCTTGGTCAACTGCATGATCATCATGTCTTGTGTGCTGGTATTGTTGAATGCCTGTACCAGTTGATCCATTTTATCCAGTTGTTTGGACATCAGCGCACCAGCATCAGGGCCGTCAAACGCATCAAGTTTTCCTGGACCAGTTGGTGTTATTTTTAAATTCTCTGTGCCGTGCATGGTTATATCAGGTTTATATCCGCTGGTTGGTCCAGATAGCATGCCATTGAATCCGTATTCTGCAGATATCTTGTCTGGTGATGGTCTTGCAACAGATGCCACAGATGGACTTGCCGGCAATGGCAAACCTTGTTGTTTGGCCTTAACTAGTGTTGCTGCATATGGAGAATCCTTTTCTAAACTGGCCGAAGTATAGTCGCTTCCCCAGCCAACCAACGACGGATGTGAAGTATCTAGGTGTATGTGCGGGCCGCCTGGCGCATTATACTCGGCTCCTATTCCGGTAAAGCCCAGGTCGATAGCAGATTTCAATATTTTATTTTTTTCATCTTCTGTAAAGCTATTAGAGTTGAACCCAAGATCAATGGCATCGCCGCCACCGTGATTTTTTGCGCCTGGTCTAAATCCGCTGCTAACAACTAGTTTTTTGCCCAACGATGCTTCTAAACTTTGTTTTTTTGCCAAAACTGCGGGTTTAACACCTTGTTCATTTGGTCCTAGTTTTGCAGATGAATCCGGCTTGGCACCAGATAGATCATTTGTGGATGTTGTTTGTCCTGGTGCGGATGTTGTTTGTGCAGGGGCAGATGATGTTGTTTGTGCAGGGGCAGATGATGTTTGCGCCGGTGGCGGTGATGACTTAGGAGCGGCCCCAATGCCCCGAGATCCTGCCATATTGGTTCTTGCTTCTCGAGACCGTTGTTTGGCTTCATCAAATTTTTTCGTAGAGGCAACTAATGCGTTGCTTGCTTCGGCATAGCCGGCATCTTCAGGTTTTACTGTTTGACCGTTATATTCAATGGGCCCGCTGGGTTTGCCCATGGACATATTGCCCGACACTGTGGTTTTCTTTGGACCTATATCTGATTTTTTTGTTAATTGATTTAGTTGTTTTTGACTCGCCTCGACGGTCTCGCTGCGAGCCTTTTCAAAAGCAAGTGCAGGGTCTGGGGCCGGGGCAGGGGCTGTAGTGGCAACTGATCCTGCTGCCTTAGTCACTGTGCCGACCTTGCGGCCTTCCATTTTTTTCATGGCATCGAGGAATCGTTCTTGTTCTGCTTTGGACATGTCCACGTACTTCTTGTCCATGCTCACATCTGCCAATTTGGCTACAGTTTTAATGTAATTTTCTGAATCATTTTCGTTTTTGGGTGCCCATTTTCTAATGGCATCTGCTGCAGATAATTTGGCATAGGCTTCGCCTTTGAGCAGAGCGTCTTGTGCAGTACGACCCATGGCTTCTGAAGGGAATACTGCGAATCCTCCATTCTCCCCAATGGCTCCCATTGATACTGCAAACTGTGTGTAGCGTATATTTCCAGGATTATTGTTGCGCCAGTTAGGGTCTCCACCGGTCCGGACTTCATCACCAATTTGAACTGATTTTCCTGGACTAACTATGGCTGCACCGCTGGATGGGGTTGCACCGCTGGATGGGGCTGCACCGCCGGATGGGGCTTTTTTATCCTTATCAGTTACTTTTTCTATTTCTTTATTTTTTGTGCCTGGCACCGCTCCTGATACCTTGTCAAGGACCTTACTAAATCCTTCTAATGCACTGGTAGCTGGATCTACACCTAATTTTACGAGATTTTGCAAAGAATCTCGCGTTTTTAATTGCGCTACCTGAGCTTTTACCATGGATTCGGTAGCTGGGTCAAGGCCTTTTTCCTGTAACTTTTGTTGTGCCTTGGCCATTTCTTCTTGATTTTCTGCTGATTCGCCGGCATATCTAGATTCAAGGGCGGCTCGTTCTTTTGCTGGCAACAAAATATCTTTGGTGGCATTGAATTTGCTTAATACACCAAGACCGTCGCGGGTTCTTAAAGAGCCTTTGCCCATCTCATCCAGGTACTTGGCAGAAGTAAATGCAGTTGATCCAATCAAGGACACAGCACCATTGGCAGTCATCATGGTCTTTTTCATGGCTGACAGATCACCGCCTATGCCTCGCTGGAATTCTTTTTGTGATTCGCCAGTCAACAATTTATTGGTTTTTTCGTATTCCTCTCGTAAACGTCCGGCTTCTTTGTCTCCAGCTAGTTCTTTTCGTCTCAGCTCGTACATGGTCTGATTGTAGGCTTCTTCGGCCAGTGCTTCTTCTTGCTTGGCCTGCAAGGACTCGGCACTGTCGCCTGTGAGCTTGGACAACAGGTCCAACTGCATGATGTATTTGGCCGATTCGTCGGACAAGTTCTTGTTTATGGTTGAGCTTTGTATACCCAGTTGTTGCTGGCTCTTGATATACATGGCTGTTCCGCGATTGATATCATCGGTAGATTTACCCATCATCCGGAAAGTTGTACCCAAATTACCGCGTTGTAGTTGGGTAGTAGCATCCGCAAATGCCTTGGTTCCTTCGGCAGCGGTACCACCAAATGCTGCGAGTGCTGTGCTGTTTTCCTTGAGCAGGGCAGTCATTTGATCTAGTTCTTTTATACCATACCCAAACTTCTGCATGTTGTTGTAAACTTCGGTCATACCACCAGCAGCAGCCTGTCCAGTTTTGCTTAGATCTTGGTAAGTTTTAAACAATGCATCAGATTGTTCGGCTGTTAATTTTACAACCTTGTTAAATGCACTAAGACCAACAGTGGCAACTGTCGCTGCTATTTTAAAGGCCCTAAGAGGCGGTAGAATCCAGGTAAGAGCAGTGATACCGGCACTAATAATTTCAACAAATGCCCCCACACCAGAGGTAAGCTGAGACATCCCTTGCTTGCCGTCGTACGCGGCTTGGCCAAGGTCTTTTACATGCTGAGTGGCTTTGCCCAATTGAGCATTTAATTTTTGATTTATTTCAGCACTTTTTTTGAGCTGTTCTAGTTCTTCTTTTCGTACAGGAATACCATCCTGCATATTTCGCAGAATGTCGCTTGATGCTCGTTGAAATTCTTCGGGGTTCTGTTGATCGGCCATAATTATATTTACCGAGGAAAAAAATGAACCCAAACAACCCGCTCCGACAATATTTTAGACAGCCAGCAATCTACATCAAGTTGCCCAGCAATGGACAATCTTATCCCACTGATGCGCTGGTCCCTACTCCAACAGGAGATTATCCTGTGTACCCAATGACTGCCATTGACGAAATTACCTATCGTACTCCAGATGCCATGTTTAATGGACAGGCCACTATAAACGTAATACAAAGCTGTGTGCCAAACATCAAAGATGCCTGGCAGATGCCAGCACTGGATATGGATACTGTGTTAGTGGCCATACGAATTGCCAGCTATGGCCATGAAATGGAATTTTCAACACAGTGTCCAAAATGCCAAGCCGAAAGCGATCGTGCAATAGATTTGCGCTTGGTCATGGATGGATTAAAAGCCCCCGAATATACAAAAAGCATCAAGTCTGGAGATATGGAGATTTTCTTTCGTCCAATGACCTATCAGCAACTGACCAGCAATAGCCAGCTACAATACGAAAATCAAAAACTTTTACAATTAATACCAGATACTGACATGGTAGAAGCAGATAAAATGTCGGCACTAGGAGCATCGTTGAAAAAAATTACCGAGATCACTATACGAGCCCTGGCCCAAAGTGTTTCTGTAGTCAAGACCCCAACTGCCATGGTAAGTGAGCCAGAATTCATTGAAGAAATGCTGAACAACTGTGATCGCAATCTGTTCAATCAGATAAGAGACTACATTATTGAATTAAAAAATATAGCCGAGATGAAACCATTGCACATAGCATGTGACGAATGTGCCCACGAATATGAACAGCAAATAACCTTGGACATGTCTAATTTTTTCGCTCCCGCCTCCTAATATCTAACGCTGAACAGATCAACAAAATTGTCGATCAAATGGATCAAGATTGCAATGAAATTAGACAAGAGGCGTTGCGGATGAGTTGGTACATGAGGGGTGGTATCAGTTACGACCATGCCTTGCAACTCAGTGTAGGTGAACGCAAGTTAATAAACGGACTTATCAAAGAAAATTTAGAAACAACCAAAAAATCTGGACTACCTTTCTTTTAACATGGATATAGAACAAGTCAAAACGGATATCAATCAGTGGATCGAAGAATTTTTAGAAGTTCCAAATCCTGCCCTAGGTGGCTGGAGTCCTTGTCCGTATGCTAGACGTGCCAGACTGGACAATGCCTATGAAGTCAGACTGGGTCAAGATGTCTACTGGGACTTGGCCCCATTGAGCTGGAAAGGTATCGATCCTTGGCAAGTGGTTGTGTATGTGTACAATGCCAACACGGTGGATCCTGAAAAGTTTGTGCAGGCAGTTGACTTGGCCAATCGTCATTACATGGTTCCCTACAATCTAATAGCCTTGCTGGATCATCCTGCTTTGCCCGAAACAGTAAACGGAGTCTCGATGAATCAAGGCACCTATGCTTTAGTCTTGGTCCAGTCGTTGCCGGATCTAGATCAAAAAGCTGCTGCTATGGGTCGCAAAGGATTTTATGATACCTGGCCAGACACATACTTGAAAGAATTATTCCAGTACAGACAGGATCCTAGACCATGACTTATCAACATGCCAGAATCAATTTGGAAAAAACCCATTACACGCCCACAGTAGATTGGTACTATATCACCGATCCCGACATAGCCGTTCTCAACGACATCTACAGGACCTACTGTATCTACAAACACTTTGGCAGTGTAATTCCAATTTTTGATAGTCAGTATCTTGATCCGGATACTGACCTTATCGGTTATCGCGATCAAGGACGGCTAGTGGCGTGGAGCATGATCAAACGCTACGACAGCCACAATGCTTTGTGTGCGCAGTTTGCTTGGACCTATCACAATCCCAAGACCCGACTGGGCATAGAAAGTTTAAAAACAGAATGTGCTATCTATCGAGAACGAGGATTTCATTATCTCTATCTAGATCAAGCACACCTGTACAAACAAGGCTTTGACGGCTTTGAACTACTAGGACCTATGGAGTAACTATGGATTTATATACAATTTGGGCAAACAAAGAAGGTGACATCTCAGATCTAGACTGGGTAAACGGAATGAAAAGTTTCTTTGATCATTTAATCTCAGAAGGCAAGATGGAGACATACAGGATCACCAGATGTAAAATGGGATTCCGTAGTATTGCTGACATGCCGGAATTTATGATTTTGATGGAGTTTAAAAATATGGCTCAGATGGATGAAGCCTTTAAGAGAGTAGCACCTTTAGAAGGCGAGCTTGAAGTCAAGCACAAGAGCTTTAATCAATTTGTTGCAGGTGACATCCAACACGCACTTTTCAGAGATTTTCCTGATACCAATTTGTAAGATCTCTAAGAGATCTGTTTCTTTCGCTAAAGCTCAGAAACATTTTTTTAATTGACTGTTTTTAAGTGCATTATCTAGATCACGCGGTCACAATTCACCGTATGAACGGTGAACATGACTGGTACATTATCTGAGTGTAGCTGTCATTTATTCTTGCAAGATTGTGTTTCCACACGGAGGCGGTTGACCGGTACCCCCTACTCACGCTTCACATATCAACGGAACCCTAGTGACCCAAGAATAAATCCAAGTCCTACGAGCATGGGTCGTATCTTTTTCAACGGAGCCCAAACCATTTGTTGCCTTAAGTTAGCATTTGCCTTTGACACCCGAGTGAACCTGAGTCCATTCTATCTGAGCTGGGTATTGCACCAGCCCTCAACGGGGATCGAGCTACCTCGATCAAACACAGTCAGTTTTGTTGCCTGTCTAGTTTAAATTTTGTTTTTTATGTGACTACCGTGAATGCGACACACTATCTGTCCATTGTAGTAGTCATCTGACTCTAGTACTCTATGATTAAATTGTTCCCTAGCTTCGATATAACTGCAGGAGGCCTTGGAGTTGCAATAAAATAATATTTCTCTTGTGAAGTTGTCTGCGCCTAAGCGTTCAATGTCTTGGTTGAGTTCGGTGTTGCTTCCATAGTATAGCTGCCAATCTGATTCTATTTTGCTTCGGATTTTCTTGCGCTTCTTGTTGCCGTTTTTTAGTTTTACTACTCGATACGTTGTCTTGCTAAATTTTGCTAGTTTTTTACCAATGTACTTCCTACCAGAGATGCTGTTTGTGATCAAGTATACAAACCCCACACAATCGTCGGGCAGTTGTTCAATCTGTTTATTTTCGTAAAGCCATACCATGGACTGTTAGTTATCATCTCTGTGGTGAAACACACAAATTTCGTCAGCATAGTTGGATTTCTCGTTGCCATTGATCTTGGAATACCGTTTTATTTTTATTGGTAGCGCAGGCACTAGCACAAACTGGGTCCGGGGTGGCTGTCTTCCATGTTAATTTTACAGTTTTTAAATCATCTTGTACGAAATCTTTTTGCCTGCTGCCGATCCAACAACACGGGCTTGTACGTCCTTGCGCATCAATGAACATGCTTTTTTCTTTTAGTACATGACAATTGATAGGTCCTGGGTTAGACGCAGGCGCCTGCCAGCCAATTGGAAATTCTAAACGATCCGTGAATCCACGTTTGCTGACCTTGGCCCTAAACCAAGTAAATCCCATAGCACGAGCCAATTGTTCACACTCGTCGACTTGATGCTGATTGTGTTTATAAACTAACATGTCCCAGTGAGCACTCCCACCAGCGGCAATAAATGCCTGGACATTGTTCATTAATTTGTTCCAGTCGACATTTTTACGATATACTGGATTGGTATCTTCTAGTCCATCTATGCTAAACACACAATAATCCTGTGGCTTGGTAAACAACTTGCCCAACGCATGCCAAAAAAATGTTGTCTGTACCGCGCCATTTGTGTTCATGCCTAGTGTAATTTCAGGATTAACTTTCCTAAAGTAATTGTAGATATCCATGGTATAGTATCCTGCTGCAGGATCGCCGTAGTTGCCACACATGAACATCTTGTCTAATTTAGAGATCACATGATCTGAAAAATGACGTTGTATGTGTTCTATCCTAAGATGATGCTTTGATTTTTTATCAAAGGTTGTATCAGTTTCTCTGGCACACCGAGGACACGCAGCCTGGCACACATCAGTGGGCTCAATATGTAAAACTCGTATCCTACGCATGTTCCACATCCGTGCTGTAACTGGTATAGCCTTTTTCTTTGACCACACGCAGGATATTCTCCACACGTCCAGCCAGTTCATCTCTGTGGCTTACTAGCCATATGCTCTTGTGACGCTCGCGACTCATCTGTTTCAGTAAGGCTAGGCTACTTTCCACACCTTGTGTGTCCAGGCCCGAATCAATCATTTCATCAATGAACAACACATTGATTGGTTGGTATAGACTTTCATATACATCACGGAAGGCCCAGCTCATGCTGAGTATCAATCGATTGCGCTCACCTCTACTGAGATTGTCAAAGTCCAGCTCGCGACCCAGCTCTTCGATTGAAACAGTTAGATCATTCTGGAACACCACAGTGTG